TCGTCAGCGGCGTCAGCATTGTACTCTTGGTCAGCTTGTACAAACAACTGAGTCCTAATCTTTGAAGCCTTAATCCATTCTGCAAACTTAGGATCACCAAGGATCTCTTGCATATCTGGATGTTTATTACCAAGGGTAGCCAAAGCAGCTTGTTGCTTGTACTGCTGTGAATACTCTTGTGCTTCTCTAATCTTAGGATGGTTCTCAATAGCACGATTGACAGCGCCTTGAGGGTCCGTAAAATAGTCTATATCGTCTTCAGGCTCAACATATTGTGGTTGAGGTGCTGATTGTGTTTGAGTACTAATGTAATCATCCACGACTTTACGAAGTTCACCTACTTCAGAAGACTGACGACCAAGGAGCTTTTCAGCTTCCTGATGCATCTGTACTACTTCTTCTAAAGACTTACCTTGGTACTTCTCTGGTAAGCTTGGTTCTTCTTGAGGTTGCTCAACTGCTTCTTGTTGAATCTCGTTAACTTCGTTGGTTTCGATTTCGTCCACATTGTCCTCTTCAGGTTGTGGATCTACAATCATTGCTCTTGACATTATTAAACTCCGTGATCATTATCATTATGGAGATAGTTTATTTTTACCTGCTTTTTCGTGCTCCTTCACCCATTTCATGTGTTGGCCCGGGAAGTCACCGGACGCACCTTCTAAGTGAAAAGACGGGGCAGACACTAACTTCGTAGCGTTGGCACCACAACCGCACCTACTGGTTGTGATACCTGACTCTACAAAATCTTCAAAGACATGACCATTGTCACATCTAAAATCATATACTTTATACATCCAAACTACCTGCTTCTTCGGCTACAACTTGTTCTCTGGCTGCTTCTATAGTAGACTGTAAGTTAATTATAGTAGCAAATGCAGCAACTTGGCCTTTACGAAAGAATAGTTCTTCAGCATCTTTAACTGACTGAATGTCAGCTAATTGAGTAGCATTGTTAGATATTTCTACTAAGAGTTGTTTGAAACCTTCGCTATTGAAGAGATCAAAGTAGTTGTTGTAGTAAGTTTCAAGCTCTGGTGTCATAATATCTCTTTGGTTAAACTATAGTTATAGTATAGCATACTTTTACACAAATGTCAAGCTTTTCTTGTAGTCTTTCTACGTCTACCTGAAGCTGTGACTGCGTGTTTAATGTTAGCTGGTCCTGTCTTACGTCGTGCGGATGAAGCTTTTTCAGCCTTTGTCATCTTTGCTGCTACAGCTTTAGGTCTACAAGAAGGGTACGGACGCTTCTTTTTTTCTTTACCGCTACGTCCGCATTTCTCACCTGTTTTGACGTCGACCCACTCTTCAGCAAACCATTTGGTTAAACCTTTCTTGGGACGACTAGCCCCTCCTGTCTGACGTTTTCTAGGCATAAGTACCACCACGTTTTTTGTACTCACGAGTCAACCATGCCGAAGCATACGCACTAGGCCATACGTCAAACTTACGTTTAGCCTCTGCTTTAACCCTAGCGTACAACGCCTTGTTCTTAGGTGTAGGCCCAGACTTTTTAGGTTTTGCTTTAGGCATGACTACTTACCTTTTGGCTTTTTTACTTTTTTCTTTTTCTTATTACCGTATGCGTTACCGTATCCCATAATTGTCTCCTTACTTTTTGTGTACCTTTTGAACTTCAAAGTTAGCTGATTTAGACGCACCTTTGTGAGGCTTGTAACCACCAGAAGGGTCTTTCATTAGTTTGTAGCTACTACCACTTTTCATCCAATGGTAACCTTTAGGTGCTGGTACTTTCATTTTTAATATCCTAATTTTTATTACGTTTTTTAGCAGCGGCTCGCATCTTACGATCCATAGTTTCTTGCTGCATTTGTTCCATCATCTTACGACGCCGAGCTGGACTAGGTAAAGGGTTTCCAGCGTTTTTGTAAGCTTGTTTAATTAAAGCGTCAACTTCTTCCTGAGTGTAGCGAGTTACAGGTTTTTTCTTTTTTACAGGTGGGGACTTAAAAGGCATAGTTATTTCCTTACCATTTTTTACACGACCAGTATCGTGCTGTTAGTTTACTAGGTGGGTTAGTGTCGCACTTATGACGCGCCCTAAAAGACTTACGTCGTGCTGGTTGATCCTTCTTGATGGTCATCTTAGCGTCACCAAATCGGATAGTCTTAGTCTTGTCACCTTCTTTGGCAACAACTACAAACTTTTTAGTAGGATGATTAGGAGTCCTTTTTGGTTTGTTGTACCCGCTTACTCCTGCTCGTGCTAGCTTTGGGTCTTTGGACTTGGGCATTAGATAACTCCTCCACCTTGACTTCCAAGCGGTCCAGTCGGTCGAACTGGTTCTTGAAGTTGTTGTTGATTTGGTCGAGAAGCCGTTGCATCTCTTGTTGTGTCATTAACATTGTTTTTGCCTTCTATTGCTTTTTCTTTAAGGAGAGTTTCAGCAACGCGCATACGTCGTTCAAACTCTTTATCTTCAGCGTCACCTTCTTTGAGGTTACGAGTAATAGCATTGATCTTGTCAATCTCAAGCTCTTGCGGTACAGCCATAGCTTCAGCAGCAAGCTTAGACGCCCTAGCGTTAGACTCTTGAGCCTGAGCTGACAGTGCTGCTGTCTGAGACTGCTGGAACTCAAGCTGTGCCTGTTGTGCCATTTGAGCCATCTGTTGTGCTTGTGGGTTAGGTTGCATAGCTTGAGCCATAGCTGCCAACAACTCTTCACGGTTAGACAAGTTCATGTTGTCAATGATTGACTGGATCAGTGTGTTATACAACGGTGACTGTCGATCCATAGTCTGCAACAACTGTACAAGCTGTGTTACTTCGTATTCTCGTGCAATAATACCAAGAGTACTGCTTGCGTTAAACTTGTAGTCAGCAACAGGGTAGTTTTCAGGATCAAACTGCATATAACGATAAGCAGCTTTCTTAACAAACGGGATAAGGAATGACTGCTGGAAGTTAATCAGAGTCCGCTTATGGCGTTTAATAAGAGCCCCAAGAGACATAGAAATACCGGCGGCAGTAGCCTCGCCATTAACCTGACCCGCAATTCCTGCTGAGTCCACGGCTCCGGTAGCCTGTTGTACCATTTGTTGTAGCGCTCCGGCTTGTGCAAAGGTAATCTGACTGACTTGTCCGAAGTTAAACGGTTGCAGTACTTCACGAGGATCTCCGTTAGTTAATACCATCTTACCGGGTCTAATCTCAGGTTTAGCACCTCGTGGTAGACGAGTAGCATCAATAGCCATCATTGGATGAATAGTAAGGCTTAGTGCGTCGATTCTAGCTCTTAACTCAGTGTCAAGTGCTTTCTGGCTGTTGTAACCTTTTTCACATACACCACGACCCCAGAAACGACCGGGTACTACGTCCCAAGGAAATGCTATTACAGGACGATCTTCCATCATGTAAGGATTAGCTTCGGCCTTAAGTAGAATACCCCCGTTAGCAATCACTACAACGGCTTCTACGTACTTTGAATCTGACCCTGCCTCTGCTACCTCTTCAGAGTCATCGTCGCCTGTAGCAGAATCTAGAAGCTCTCGTGGCACTAACCCATAGTACTTAGTCAAACGCACCTTGTCGTCGTTGTAAATAGTAAGGTCTTGGTCAGGCTCAAGGTCAGTATCAGGAGCAGCAGGGCCAACGTATTCATCACGATATACGCCTTGTTCTTGTAGTAGTTCTACTTGGTGTCGGCTAACAAACTCATCAATAGCTACACCTAAAGCGTCTTCAACAGACGTAGCAACAGGATCAATCAGAAAGTTCTGTGGTAGTACAGGCTTGAGTTTTACTTTAACACGGTCAGTAACACTTACGCCTACTGCTTGAAGATCACCACCCATAATAGGTTGTGTTGCTGGAGCCATCTCTTTCATTTCTTCAATGACAATCTCACCAACACCTGTACCAAATACAGCAGCATTGATCAAACATTCAGCAACAGACTTACGAATCATACAGTCTTCGAAATCTTCTGTTAACTTGTTACGAAGGAACAGTACGTCTTGCTTGTTTGTGTCACCTAGGTTATCAGCAACATCAAACCATTTACCACGTCCAAAGGTAGCTTCTTCTAGTTCTGCTACGTTAGACTCAACAGCTTGCTGTAGTGCAGGAGAAATAATACGGGAACGCTCACTGCGACGCTCACTGTCAGCAGGGTCCCAAATGCCACGCCAGAGTCGATAATACTCTTCAAAGCGTCCTTCATAATTTGATTCATAATAATCTCGCCAATCTTCACATTTAGTCATGACCCATTCTTCAATAGATTCTTCTACTAGTAATGGATCTTGTTCATAAAGTTCTGTCATATTAGTACCCTGCTACCACGTCAAGTATTTCATGGTCTTCAATTTCGTAGCTATAGTCATACGCTACGTTAGCCAATTGATCGATGTACGCCAAAGCGTCTATTAAGTCATCGTGTGTTAATGGATCAGGGAACTGAAATAGTTGATCAAGGAATCTACTGTTCCATTCGCCTTTGTTTAAAGTAATGTAGCCGTTTTCAAAACGACCTTGGAGTGCCCACATTACCCTGTCTGTTTTCTTTTTGTTTGCGTGTGTTAGTTCTTCTACTCTGAAAAACATACCGTAACGCTTTTGCATATCCATCAAAGGAGACATTACTGCTTGTTTAGCAATACCTCTTTCGATACCAACGGATACGGGACGGTAATCTCTAACGGCCTGAAATATCTTAGCTGCTGTTTCGTCAAGTGTCCATCTACCGTATATGATATTGTCAACATACCAACCATGCTCATTGACCTTAACCACGGCAATGGCTGTTTCGTCAAGCTTACTATTTTTGGTTCTTTTTTTATTGACTTCTTCAAATCCTGCCAAGTCAACAGCAATGTAATAGTCTCCTACATCCGGCTCATCTTCACTAACTTTAACCCAATCTTCCTTAAACATCTCTGAGCCACGGGCTTCAAACGACGCCATAAATTCCTGACGAAACGCATAAGAAGACATAGAACGCTTTGCAATATCGATTTCAGACGGATCAAGAAGAGGATTATCGTAAGAAGTAAAGTGCCATGCCTTGTACGTTTCATCATCACCAAGCTCCGCATACTTGTACA